CTAAGGGTTCGGCTGACGGAGGAGCTGGTGGTAATGGAAATGATGCTCCTACATCCGGAGGAATAATAACAGGAGGAACAGGAGGTGGAGGCGGAGCTGGTTCAGCATCAGGTACGGCTGGTAATGGTGGAGACGGAGGTTTTCCAGGTGGAGGAGGAGGCGCTGGTGGAGGTGGTAGTACTGCAGGTAGTGGAGGAGCAGGTGGTGATGGTCAAGTTATAGTTATTGAAATATTAGGAAGTTAAAATGGCAAATACATTTAATCCGTTAGATTATTTAGGAGTTAAATCATCGACACCTCCAAATTTGATTGTTAGAGCACATGCACCTACGAATAATGACACTAAAAATGTTAATATAGGTGATATCTGGATAAATAGAGATATTACACTAGGAGTAGATAAAGAAGTCTACCAATTAATAGATCTTTCAGGTAATACTGCAAACTGGGCACAATTATATCCAACAGATGCAGATGCATCACATTTTCAGTGCGATACTGGAATAGCAACAGTTGCGAATAATACTATTAATATATTTGGTGAAGGTGAAGTTACAACAGATGGTGCAGGTAATACAATTACAGTTGGACTTACGTTAGGATCAGATGGACAATTATTAACAGGTAGTACGGGATTTCCTCCAGTATGGGCAAATTTAACCTCACTTGGGGGTACAGTTACGATAACTAATAGTCCAGGAAGTATTAACCTGGAAGCAGTAGGTGGTGGCGGAGGAGCAAATTCTTTAACAACAGATGATACGAATGCAGCAATAGCAGTTGCTGGTAATATAAATATTTTAGGATTACCGGGAGGCAACATAGTAACATCATCAGCACCGCTAGCTGGTGATAATCTTTGGATAGCACTTAACAATAATGTAGTTATAAATAATTTAACATTACAGGCACAAACTGGTGGAGTTTTACAAACAAATGTAGTTGGAGTTGTATCGGCAACACATGGTACAGATGGCCAGTTATTAATATCAGCAACAGGAGGAGTTCCTACCTGGGCTAATATAACAGCTGGTGCAGGTATAGGCATAGCAAATGCAGGGAATTCTATTACTATTTCTGCAACTGGAGGTGGTGGAGGTATGCCTATTGGCAGTATAGTTAGGTTTGATCTTGGTGGTGTTGCGGCTAAGTTGCCAGTTGGTTGGCTGTATTGTGATGGATCTAGTGTTTTACAGGGAACTTATCCTGGTCTTTTTGGTGTAATAGACCATTATTATTTGACACAAGATACAGTTAGAACATTTGATATAGTAAACCAAGATGATTATATACTATGCAGTGCATATGGAGCAGGTTTATGGGTAGCATTTAGATCTACTAGCGATACGGGTTGGAATAGTTTATATGCAACGAGTCCTGATGCGGTAAATTGGACACAAAGAACATGGATAGCAGCCCCGGGTTTTGTTCCTAAATCTCTAGTATTTGGTGATGGCAAATTTATTATTGTTGGAGAAGAAGGATATATATATTCGTCTGTAGACGGTATAAATTGGGTAGAGCGAGACGGAAGTGTTGTTGGTACTAATAATATAAATAAAGTAGCCCACAATGGCCTGGCTGGAGTCAATTCTAAATTTGTAGCAGTCTGTGATAATGGGCGAATAGCATATTCAGTTGATGGTATAACCTGGAATCTAGTACCTGTTAGTACATTTGTAGTACAAAATATAACAAATGTAGCATATGGCAATGGATTATGGACAGCGGTATCGATACTTCCTTTGTCGTATGCAACAAGTCCTGACGGAATAACATGGACACAGCGTCAATCTCCACTTCATCCATATGCTGCTACACATATAATATACGGTAATGGTGTCTGGATAGCCGCAGGCAACCAAAATGGATACTTGTCTAATTCTAAGTTATGGATAGCGAGTTCTGTTAATGGCATAGCGTGGACAGATATTACACCTATATATAATACAAATACGGTTAATAGGGTTACATATAGTCCTACGGTAACATATCTTACATTTGCAGATAGTCTTTTTGTGATGGGAAGTAAATCTTATGATAGCATACTTCCGGGACAATCTTTATGGACATCATATAACGGATTAACCTGGACAAATCAAGCGAGAGTTCCTAACGAAGATTTTTTATCACAGTATCAAAATGCATTTGATCAGACACAGATTAGAACAATATCTTTTGGTAATAATACATGGTATGTTGGTTCGCAACGATCTAATTCAGGACAAGCTAAGACGTCTATGACATTTCAGACTATAAATTTGACTACGCACTTTAGATTACCATATCTGCCATTGGCAATGGGAGAGCCTAATCAATATGGTTCTATTTATGGTAGGACATCAGAACAAACATTTATTAAATCTCACGCATATATTGTAGAGCATACGCCTGGTTACATAATAAGAGCGTATTAAAGAAGAGTTTCATTCTATTTCTTCTTTGTAGAGGGTGGTATTATGAGAATAATGCTGCCTTCTATTTTATAAAGCTTTTACGGTATCCGTTTCTTCTTTTACATAAATATTATCAGATGTCGCTTTTTATTTATTATTAAACTGATTGAGTAGAGGGAATATATATTTTAATAGATTGGTCTGGTTTAAGGGAATCTTTAGGTATATTTTTTTCGTTTTTATTAATAAGAATGATATCAGCTTTAGGTTTAGGGAAAATATAATTAGAATAATAATAAGCGATGAAAATAAAGAAGATCAGAGATGTTAATAATAAAATTAAGTATGTTTTTATAGTACTCATTATATTCCTTTGCTTTTAAAAAATGCTATAAGGATAAGATTTATAAATTTTAGAGATGAGAGTTCCTTTTTTGTAGTAATGAATTTCGGTTTTTTGGGCTAAAAAGAAATGGTAAAAGAAGATTGTAAAGAGAATAAATAACAAAGAAAATAGTAAGAAATTTCTAAACATATTTTATGGTTTATTAAAAATAATTTTACTTATTTTGCTAAAATCTTTATCGCCATTATAAATTTTTAAACATTCTTCTATGAATGTAGCATTAAAAAAGAATTCCTGGAAAGTTTTTTCCAATAAATATCTAACTTTTTGCCAATTAGCATTGGCTTGGTCCTTACTTAATTGGACATAGAATTCATAATCATTATTATCGCCAATACATTTTACGATAGTACCGAAAGGTTCGGAATCGAATCGAGTAGGTATGGTATATCGCTCTTTGAATTTTTCATCGTACATAATTAATTCTCCTAATTTATAGTATTAAATTTATATTTAAGGCCCCGGAAGAAATTACGGAGTAAATTTCATTCCGGGGCGAGAAAGGAGAGTAGTAAATTTATTGACCATTTCTAGTGGTCTTAATTTCGCGTATTCTGGTTAAAGATACAATAAATTTTTGTTTAGGCATATCGGCAAGAGATTGAATCTTTAAGCCATCGAGGACCATTTCAGCAATATCAGGATATTCAGATAATTCGTATTCTAATTCTTCTAATTGTTCTTTAGTGATGACATCCTGAGCTTGTTCTTTGGGATTATATTTAGTATTAAGGGCAACGCCTTTAGCTTTAACGTCTCTTATTTCGGCCATAGCGACTTCGCCATCATCATCTTCATCAGAAGTAGTAATACCTAAAAGAGTTGAAATGGAATAACGCTTCATATAAGTCATAGTTGAAGCATAGCTTTGAATATCATTTTTAGCGGGTATAATTCTAGTTATAGAATCAATCCATTGGCCTGAGCTGTGTCGAAGCCTGGTTACAAGGATCGTTGCGCCATCCTCAAGTATAGTCTGTTGAGTGAAGCTTAAGCCATATTTAGCTAAGATAGGTCTAATAGGTTTAAGGACAGAATCTAAATTAGCATAAGTTGATTTAAAATAAGGGTTAGTGGAATTTTCTTTTATGGAAGGGAATTCTCCTTGAGCTTTAGCTAAAGCGGAGGCTAAATCTTTAGTATCATCGGATTCATATTTTTTTAAGGGTCTAGAATCCTGTAATTGGGATATTTTTAAATCTTCATCGGCTTTAAGGGCTTTAATGAAATCTAAGATATCTTTTAAATTTATGTCCATGATTACTCCTTGAAAGAACTTTTATAAGAGAGATAAGAAGAGTTATTAATTTTGACTTCTAGGGCGGCTAATTTTTCTTTAAGGTTAGAGATTTCTTTATAAAGATTGTCGAAATGTTGCTCTGCTCTAGGAGTATCCAAACTATAATCTTTTAGGAGATTGATGAAAGAGGTATGAAGCTTATTGAGCCAATATGCGATGACTAAAATCGCAAAAAAGAACCAAAGATTAAGGACAACAAAGAGGAAACTTGCAATATCAAGCATAAAATTACTCCGTTTATATAATTAATAAGATAAATATAGTATATTATATTTAGAAACTAAATCAAATATAAAGGAAGAATATGACTAACATAGGGAATATAATTAAAGAACAAAGGAAATTATATAGTCTGACGATGGAGGAATTGGGGGATAAAATAAATACGACGAAGGGATATATATTTAGGGTAGAGAAGGGGGAATTGATACCGGGTAGGGAAAAGTTAATGGGTTTAGCGGATGAATTTAAATTGGACAGGAATAAAATATTAAAAATAGCGATAGAAGATGCTATGGATAGGGCAATTAAGCGTATAGAGGATAAATATTATGTATATAAGGAATAAGAAGGCATTAACACCAGAGAAGATTGAATATATGTTAAGAGAATCGGCCAAAGAGTATGATATGATCTATGAAGATTTTATTATTTTTCTTTCATGCAGCGCTAAGGAAATAAGGGAAAAAAGTTTTAATGAAGTTTGTGAAAGCTACGAATCTAAGACTGATAAGGAAGAAGCTAAAGGATGGGCTAAATCAATTAACGATTTTATTGAGAATGAAAGTGAAGTAATATTTAGAAAAAGAATAGAAAAAAGTTGACGTAAAAAAAAGCCCGCAGTATCTTGATAAATTATCAGAAAAACCAAAACAGCAAGGCAATTTTTACAAGGCTAGCGAGCCTTTAAATAGAAATAGGAATATATTTTATGACACAAATAAAAATAAGTCAAGAAAATAAAAAAAGATTTATTAAAGATATAAGTGACCAAGAATTGACTCTTTGTCAAAGAGTTATGGATAAATATTTTCATTTAAGTGATATTCAACCTGTAGAAGGTTTTCAATTAGATCCTGAACAGGTATTAGATTATTTAGATCCTGTTTTAATTAAATTATTGAATTTACTTATATTTTTAGATAGTTGTTGTAAAACGATATATACGACTTTAGATTATTTAGCATATCAATTGGGATATAGGTCTAAGAATAAGAGAAGAAATTTATTAAGATTATTAAAGATTCTACAGGGGTTAGGATTGATCTCTAAGAATTACAGACATTTGAAAACAAATGAGTTTAAAATTAGTTCATATTTTAGGGATCCTCAAATTAGGAAAAGACTATCAAAATTTCTTCCATCTTTAAGATTAAGGGTACTTTGGAATAAAGTTCGAAAAGGAGCTTCCAATATAGCTAAGATGATATTTGGTGAAGAAATGTCACACAAGTATATTGTATTTAATAATAAAGTTAATATACAAGAAAATATTAAGAGTATTACGAAGGAAGAGACTAAGAATTGTAGAGTGACTTACTATGATAGAGTCTATAAGGGTCAAGAAATAGCCAAAACAGATAAATATGCGGGGAATAGTATGGAGATAGTTAGAACTAAGATAGATCCGGCTAAATATAATCAGTCCAAGTTGGAAGATACTCTAAGAAAAGAGTTTAATATACCAAAGTTAACATTTGAAATCTTTCAAAGCTTACCTGAAAGTAAGCAGATTAAGATAAAACAGATGTTTAAAGACTGTAATGTAGCTGAATATGTATTTTTTAAGTCGCATGAATCTGTATCTATTAAGAAAATAGAGCCAATTATTGAGCAGATAGATACTTTTTTACAGAAAAGAAAAGTGGGGCAAGACAAAATAGTAAATAGAGTTATATTTTCTTTAGGTGAAAATCCAATATCGCAATCGATATCGAAATTAATAATAGATATTATGGAATTGTCTAAGCAACCTACGATAGACATATTAAAAGAGTTTAAGACCAATAATATCAAGAATCTCTTTAATAATTTATTATTAACTTTGGAGAAATCTAACTTAAGCCAAGATAAGGTAACAGAAATAATAGATATTATATACGATGAGATAGAATTGCCTGACAATCTCAAGGAATATAAAACTCAATCGATTGAGGCATTTTATATTAAATTACTCCAGAAAGGGGATAAATAAGCTAGGTATGCTTCGTATATAGCTTAATATAAAGTTAACCCCTAGGGTGTCCTAGGGGTGTTATAATTTTAAGACGGATCGATAATAGTAAGATCAAGATCTTTCGGTATTTCTATCTTATATATTTTTATCATCAATCATTACCGTTAAAAATCCATCTGTTTCTTCTTCTATTGTTTTAGACACTTTTCCTTCTTTTTGCGCTTTTATACGCTCTATCAGTGCTTGTTTAAATGTTTCTTTATTAGCTAATATCGACGCTGCTTGTTTTCTACCAGGTAATATTTCTTCTTTATTTGTTTTTGTCATTTCTATTCCTCTATATTTTAAGGTTTATTGTTACGATAAACTTATGCTATAATTTAAATATTTACTTGTCAACAGCCTATATATTTATTTTACTGATTATATATTTCTTATGATTTAGAACTAAACATACTTCGCATATAGCTTAAAAACGAACTAGGATTAAATATAACGAATAAATATAAGGGTGATAGTATGAATGTCTTACAAATGAATAAAGTTTCGTCTAAACGCGAATTAAGAACGATTAACTACGTTTTAAATGGCAGGCCTTCCGCTGCTCTTAAAGCACCTCGTAAAAAAGTACTGCCTGAGTCCGATGTTTCTAGGACTTCTCGTATCATGAATATTCTTACTCTTACTAAATGCCATGGCGATAATCTTCCTTTCTCTCATTATCCTCTCTTTATGGATATTCAATTCTTATTCACTCCCCCTAAAGAAATACCCGCTATTTACCATCATACTTATTTAAATCATTTCAATATGTCTCCTGTTAATTCTAATCTCTTAATTAAATATATCTTTGATCTCTTTGAGGAAGCTGAGTGTGCTTCTTGTGATAAACTTATATTGTCTTCACCTTCTCTTGTTGTTAAAATTAATTCTGTTAAACGTTGGTCCGATTTAGATCAAACTCTTATAACTATCCAGGAGATCGAATGAGTAAAATGGTCCAATCTAGCATAACAAATACCGCTTCTTCAAAAGTTGCAGATATGTATCTGGACTTATTTACCCTTAGAGAAATGCCTATTTCTGAAGCTGCTATTGAACGCCTGGCTAAAGAGGTTCTTGAATGGCCTGATATATCTAAAAAACAAACAATGACTGAATTCTTTAAAAAAAAAGGCATTTCTTCAGCTACTTTTTGGAGATGGACACAGAAATTTCCCATTCTTAAAGAAGCTTATGAACAAGCTATGCAATATCTTGGAGATAACAGAGAAGCTGGCGCCGCAGGATTTTTAAAACGTAAACTTGATCCCACTATGATCAAACCTGTTATGTTTAAATATTCAGAAATTTGGAGAGAATTAAGAGATGAAGATATGGCTCTTAAAAAACAACTACAAAATGATACTAGTAAGAATATTACTATTGTAATGGAAGATTTCTCTAAAAAGGGTAAGAATGAATCTACATCCAGAGACTCAGATTTATCTGAAAAAGTATAAACCTAGACCCTATCAGTTAGATTTTGTATTAGACTTTGAAGCTAAAAAACATAAAAAATATATCCTGATTTGGGGGCGTAGAGCAGGTAAAGATTTGACAGTCTGGAATTTATTGATACGTGAAGCTATTAGAATTCCTGCTGTTTATTTTATGCTCTATCCCACTTACGCTCAAGGTAAAAAGATTATCTTTGATTCTATTACTAACGATGGTGTTCGTTTTATAGATTTTATTCCCAAAGAGATTATAAAATCTGTTAATTCTCAAGAATTAAAGATATCTCTTATTAATGGATCTATTATAAATATAGTTGGAACTGATAATGTCGATAGACTTGTCGGTACTAACCCTAGGGGACTCGTCTATTCTGAGGCTGCCCTACAGGATCAAAAATCTTATACAATGTTAAGACCTATTCTTGCCGCTAATGATGGTTGGGTTATTTTTATTTCTACACCCAGAGGTAAGAATTGGTTTTGGGAAATGTATCAAATTGCTCTTAATAATCCAGATGATTGGTATACCTCTCTTTTAACTCTTGATGATACTAAACATATTCCATATCATCAGATTGAAAAAGATATGTCCGAAGGTTTAATGTCTTATGATCTTATGCGTCAAGAATATTTTTGTGATTTTTCTCTTGGTGTTGAAGGTTCTTATTACGCTAAATATTTAGATAAAATGAAAATATCTGGTCAGATAGGTCAAGTTCCATGGGAAGCTGCTTTTAAAGTCTCAACTTGTTGGGATATAGGGGTAAGAGATTCAACATCAATTATTTTTTTCCAAAATGTTGGACAAATAGTAAGAATCATAGATTATTACGAGAATTCTAAAGAGGGTTTGGAGCATTATGTCCAAATTCTTGAGAAAAAACCTTATTCTTATGGCAAACATATAGCTCCTCATGATATAGCAGTTAAAGAATGGGGCTCTGGATTAACCCGTATAGAAAAAGCTAAACAACTTGGTGTAAAATTTACCTTAGCACCAGCTATTTCAATTGAAGATGGAATAGAAACGGTTCGTTCTTCTTTTAGTAAAATGTGGATTGATGAAAAGAATTGTGTTCAGCTCGTTAAATGCTTAGAAAACTATAGGCAAGAATATGATGATAAACGTAAAGTATATAAGCCTATACCGCTTCATAATTTTGCATCTCATGGTGCTGATGCTTTTCGTTATCTTTGTATTTCTTTGCCTAAGATTCGTGATGGGCTTTCTGCAGAAGAATTAGATAAGAGATATAGGGAGGTTGTATATGGTGAACAAGGTAAATTACCTTCTTTTTTTAGGGAGAATTTTTAATGTATATAGATGAACAATTAGAATCTCATGCTGAATTAATAACATCATTAGAACAAATAGCGGTAGCTTTAGAAAAAATAAATAGTAGCTTATCCAGAATAGAGCGTATAATATCTTCGTTAGATGAACAGCCTGATGTCAGTAATATTTTAGATGAGGAGTAATTATGAAGACACTTATTCAAGAGGGCGTTGAAGTTTTACAAGATCTTACTATCGATGTCATAAATAGAGTGATAGATCATAATGCTAAAGGTTATGACCTTTTAAGATCTGATCCTTCTGATTTAGAAGTAGAAGAACATCATTCTATACTTATTGATATTATAAAAGCTATTAAACCTGCTTTTAAAATAGCAAGAGAATTTATAGGTACAGAGCATCCACATCTTTTAAATATTCTTAATTGGATTGAAAAGGTTTATGATTCAATAGTAGGCAATTTAGCAACGGCATAATATTATTAGCGATATATAAATATTAATACTGCAGTTTTATTTATACATTTTACTATCTATACCTGCAGTATTAATCTTATTTTGAAGGATTTATTATGCTCTTTCCTAATTTAGCCCCAGAACCATTTAATGATTCCAATAACGGTATATTAGGCCGTATGAATTCTTTTTATGCTGAAAGTATTACTATCAACCAAGCCTTTTGGGCTGAAGCTGATACCGACACCAGATTTGAGGCAGGAGATCAAACTCTCTGGAATGATATCTATGGAAATCTTCCAGTCAATCGTAAACGACAGTTTAATTTTAATCGTATTAAACGTGTTATTAATATGATCTCAGGTCATCAACGTAGAAATAGAAAATCTACTATTGTCGTTCCTGATACTAATGCTGATAATTTAACGGCTGATCAATTTACTAAAGTTTTAATGTGGATTGCTAGTAAAGATAATGTTTTAGAGACAATTTCTGATTCTTTCCACGGATCTTTAATTACTGGTATGAATTTATTACAGGTTTGGATTGATTATAGAAATGATCCTATTTCGGGAAATATAAGAGTTGATAATTGTCCTTATAATAGTTTTTTAATTGATCCTTTTTTTAAGAAGGCTGATCTATCAGATTGTAATTCTGTTTGGAAACGTTCTTTTTTAACTAAAAGAGAATGTATATCTCTTCTTCCTGATAAAACTGATGATATCATGGGTCTTACTGCCAATGATACTCGTGACGGTAAGTTTCAATTTATGCCTGAATCTTATAATTATGGCATGAAAAATCTTTTAACTTACGATGAATTTTATTACAGAGATTACAGAAAACAACAAATGATGATCGATGCTCAAACTGGTGAAACTTTAGAATGGAAATCGAATAATGATGAAGGATTAAAAGAATTCTTAAGGTTATATCCTCAAGTGACTATAATAGAACAAGAAATACCTACAGTGAATTTAGCTATTGTAGTTCAAGGGAGGGTTTTATATGATGGTCCTAATCCGATGGGTGTTGATAACTATCCGTTCATTCCTGTTTTTGCTTATTACAATCCTCAAATGCCTTATTACCCATGGCGTATTCAAGGTGTTGTCCGTGGTCTTCGGGATGCTCAATATCTCTATAATCGAAGACGTATTGTTGAATTGGATATACTTGAAAGTCAAATTTCATCTGGATTCATCTACAAAGAGAACGCGCTTGTTAATCCAAAAGATATCTTTATGTCTGGCCAGGGCCGCGGGTTGGCACTCAAGGAAGAAGCACAAATGACGGATGTCCAACAAATACAGCCTCCACAAGTTCCACCATCTATGACTCAATTATCTGAACTTTTAGGTAAAGAAGTTCAAGAAATATCTGGCGTTAATGAAGAATTACTAGGTTCAGCTATGGATGATAAAGCTGGAATACTTTCTATGCTTAGGCAAGGTGCTGGTCTTACAACTCTTCAAGGATTATTTGATAATCTTGATCGTGCTCAAAAATTACTTGGTAGGTTAATGATTGATATAGTTCAAGCTAATTTTACTCCGGGTAAGATTAAGAAAATACTTGATGGTGAAGAACCTGCTCCTCAATTTTATAATAAAGCTTTTGGTAGATATAATGCTGAAGTTGAAGATGGTCTTAATACTACTACTCAAAAACAAATGCAACTTGCTCAATTATTACAGCTTAAAGAAGTTGGTATTCCAATTCCTGATGATGTTATTATTGAAGCTTGTACAGTACAGAATAAAGAGAAGTTATTAGAATCTATTAGACAATCTCAACAGCAAGCTCAACAGGCTCAACAAGCACAAATGCAATCTGAGATACAAGAACAACAAGCTAGAACAGAATTAGCTCAAGCACGCGCAAAAGCTGATACAGGTCTTGGATTAGAAAGAATATCTCGTATAGCAGAAAATCAGGCATTAGCTGAAGAACGTAAAGCTGAAGCTGCTAAAGATGATAATGTTGCTTTATTAAATTTAGTAAAAGCATTAAAAGAAATAGATGGTCTTGATATATCTCATGTAAAAGAATTAATTAATTTGTCACAAATAGTTAGTGGTCAAAAAGAAAACTCAGAAAATACTAATAAGGAAGTAAATGAATAAGAATTTATCTCTTATTATTTTCGGTATACTTTTATTAAACAGTGAACATCCTAATTATCATTGTACAATTACAGAGGAATATGATGAAGTTTATACTCCTACTGATAACTCTGGAATAGTTAAAAGAACTGTAACATGTACGCAGGATATATCTGAAAAGTTTATACCTTTGATGTCTATTCCTGATGAAGAATTGAATAAAAGATGTGATTTAAGTGGTGCTGAGGATTGGGATAATGAGAAATAATTAACAAGGTTTGCTATGAAAATATCTAAAAAAGACAAAATTAAATATGAAAAAGAAGAGAAATCCCATAAGACTAAGATCGATAAAGAAAACAAGAAGCATGAAGCAACGCATGAAGAAGAAATGGACAAAGCTTATATCATGGGTAAAAAAAGTTGTAAAAAAAATAAGAAAAAGAGATAGTTAGTACCTTTTTGGTTAGAGGTATTATTTTATTAACCTTGCCCCTAAGAAGGCAGTTTCCAAGAAAGGCCAAATATGGCAAATAAGTTTTACGAATCTGTAAGAAAACAAGAAGCAAGAGATGCTGGTATGATTAGTGAAGATAAAGGCGCTATAGCTAATCTTCCTCAAGGTGTAATCATGAAAGAATATCCTAAAGTTCATTCATATTTACCAGAAAATCTTGATGACACTATCAAAGGTATAGACAGACAAATTACTTTTGATAATAGTAAAAAAATGGCAAATTTTGATCCTAAAAAGATTTAAAATACATTGCACTCGGGCCAGGTTTTTGTTGCTTCATACCTGGCCTTTAATTAAGGAGATAATATGCCAGCCACACCAAGACCTAAAGGAAAACCTAACGAGATTGCTCTTAATCTTTTAGGTGATCCTCTAAATAAAAAAATTAAAAAAACTAAAAAAGAAAAAAAATTAAATAAAAAATTAACTTTCGAAGAAAATTCTAGAGGTAAATAATGCCAAAACTTAGTAAAAAAGCTCCTATGAAATTAAAGAAAAAAGTAATGAAAGAAGAAATGGAATCTTTTAAAAAAGGTGAATTACATTCTGGAAAAAGTAAAAAGCCAGTCAAATCTAGAAAACAAGCAATTGCAATAGGCCTTTCAGTTTCAGGACAAAGTAAGAAGAAGAAAGGTAAATAATGGATTTACTCAATAGTTTGAGTAAACTAATTAGAAGAATTAGATATTTTTTTGAAAAATTAAATAAGTGCAATGAGAAATAATAATAAACAAACAGTTGGTAAAATAGCATCTGATTTATTGAAAAAGTCTAATCCAGTGACAGCTATAGATCAGATGCGTGAATCTTTAACTGATTATGAAAAAAATATATGGGAAACAGTTGCCTCTGGAATCAAAATTTATCCAGAGGATTTTTATATTATAGTAATAACTAAAGCAGAGAAGTTAATGCCTAATGTTCTTAGGAATTATTTCTTTTGTAGGTTAACGTGCCCAACTCCAGATTATGATCAAGTTGTCTATAGATATGATAAGAAGAAAGAAAAATTAGATTTTATATGGGTAATACCCTCAAGAGATGCTTCCATTTACTTAAAGAATAATGCATTATTAGTATCGCCAGAAGAAAAAGAGATATTAACATTTGTATTACAATTTGCTGATGGATCTCTTTATAAATTGGCTAAAAAATTAAATGGAGAGAAAGAAGATTCACCACTATTAATATAAGGAGAACTATGTCAGATATTTATGGAACAAATGCAAAACCTAAAGATATAGAAATGCCACCAATTCAGGAATCTACCCCTGTAAAACAACCAGAAGAAGGTCAAATTGACCCTGTAAAATCGCCATCTAATGAAAATCCGGACATTCCAGAACAAGTAGAAGCTCAAATAGAAGATCCGAAACCTGAAGTTCAACCAGAACCTATTAAAGAAACTTCACAGGCTCGTAATTTTCGTGCTTTAAGAGAACAAAATGAGAAAATAGTTAAAGAAAAAGAAGAATTAGCTAAAAAACTAAGAGAATATGAGCAACAACAGCAAACTCAAAATCAACGTGCTGAAAAATATGGTATGGCTGAAGAAGAATATGATATTAAAGTGGCTGACGATGAACTTGTTGAAGGCAAACATATATCTAAAGTAGCTAAAAAGATTAAACAACTTGAATCTAAGTTAGCTCAATATGAACAACAATCAACTTTATCAACGGTAGAGATAAAGCTTAAGTCAGAGTTACCAGATTTTGATAAGATAGTGACAGCTGATAATATTAAATCACTTTCAGCTACTTATCCTGAAATAGCAGCAACTCTTAATGCTAATCCAGATGTATATACTAAAGCTAAGAGTGCTTATACATTAATTAAGAATCTTGGTATTCATATAGAAGATACTTATCAAGAAGATAGAGAAATAGTTAAAAAGAATTTAGCTAAACCTAAACCATTGGCTAGCGTATCTCCACAACAAGGAGATTCACCTTTAAGTAAAGCAAACGCATTCGCTAATGGTTTAACATCAGAATTGAAAGAACAGTTACGTAAAGAGATGGAAGTAGCAAGAAAGGGCTATTAATTATTTAAAAAAGAAAGATATATTAAACATGGATAAAAAAAAACCATTAGATATAACAGCTATAAAAACATTTTCCTTTGAAGAACAAAAGCCAGAAGTAGGTACTGTTATTTTTATAACTCCTAGATTAGAAGAGGAAGATAAAAACACTTATTTTCTTGTTACAAGGGTTATTCAAGATATGGATTTTTCTATGTTTATAGATGAAAATAGAAGATGGAGTTATTTTAGAGATATTATACATGTTATGTCAATTTTTATGGATCTTCATTAATAAAAACTTGTCCTATCTTAAAAATTGAAAGAACAGTTACGTAAAGAGATGGAAGTAGCAAGAAAGGGCTATTAGCACAATACCCCCCAAATGGTAATAAGAACAAAACTTATTATTATCTCCTTAAAAAGCTATTAGCAATTTCTCTCTTATCATACTCTCCTTATAGTCCCATCCTAAAAAGATGGGACGCTTGGTCTCCATCTTCTAAGGGTTAGGATATCAGACCTTCAATCTGTTGATGTGGGTTCGACTCCCACTGGAGACACCAGTTTATTTCTGACTAAAATGCATTAATTTAGATTAAAGTCCTGACTTTTCTGTATTAGTTTTTATGATATACTAAATTTGGCGTATGGAAGCTCGCCACTTCATCGGCGTATAGAGACTCGCCAACTCAATTCGACGTAAATAAGACTCGTCATCTTAAAGTTAAATCATTAATTTTAAGTTATAAGGAAGACAAAATGCCTATAACAACTACGAGCACTTTGCCTAGTCCAATTCAGCAAAGTTTTAGCTATAAGTTATTGAGTGTCCCAGTTCCGAATCTTATCCATTAGTAATTTTGTGGATATAAAATCTCTGGTAATTGACTTGGAAACCTAAAGTGAAAGCCACGGTGACAAGGGGCAAGTTTGAATACAGCCTGAACGACTAAACCCAGAGACGCTTAATAAGCGATGTGATAGTCTAACCTCTGATCGAAAGACAGAGAGGGATCTCCGAAGAGGGAACCCCGCCTAGCAATAGGTCATAAAAGTAATAGATTGAAAATACCAGCTATGCATAAAAATATGCCTAGAAATGGTGGTACTACACTTCGTATGAGAAGGTATAATGCCTTAGCAACAGCTATGGTTCCACTTGGAAATACGGGTATAACTCCTCCTCCA